GATATACATCAAGGGTGAGGCGATCGAGGTGGGCGACTACGACCCCGAGCCGCAGGCGCATTACATCATGGGCGACATTCAGCCCTATCAATCAATGGTTGACGGGTCAATGATTACCGGCAGGCGTCAGCACCGCGAACACTTGCGCGAACACAATTGCATTGAGATCGGCAACGAGTCGATGCAAAGCAAAGCACCTGCGCCAGCAAAAGACACACGCAAGGAAGTTCTGCGGGCGCAACTGGCGAACATGACGCACAAGGAAGCCAACAAGATTTTGCACAAGCTCAGAGAAGAAACCCGTTTTACCCGTAGATAATTCACCCCCACAGGGAGCAATAAAAATGGCTGAAGATCTGAATTCCATCGTTCCGGTTGAAAACGCTGACGCAAGGCGTGAATTGTTGTCTCAACAATTTGACGAGGCAGAGGCCGCACCGCAACCCGAGCAAGCCAACACCGCCGAGCGACCCCGCGACAACACGGGAAAATTTGCATCAACCAAAGCGCAGACAGAGCCGGAGCAGGAAACGGCAGAGGAACCCGTCTGGAAACGTCCTCCGGCGAGTTGGAAAAAGGATTATCACGAAGACTGGAAAACCGCGCCAGCACGCATTCAAGAATATGCCTATCAGCGCGAAGAACAGATGAAGGCGGGTTACGAGCCGCTGAAAGCAAAAGCTGAGTACGCAGACCAGATGCAGGAGGCGGTGCAGCCCTACCTGCAAACGATTCAGGGGTTGGGCATTGACCCCCCGAGAGCGGTAAAAGCCTTGCTTGAGGCTGACCACGCCCTGCGATACAGCACACCTGAACAAAAATTGCAACTATTCGGTAGACTTGCTCAGCAGTACGGTGTAAATTTGGGTCAAGTACAGGGTTTGCCACAGCAAACGCCTGTAGATCCAATGGTTTATAGCCTTCAAAACGAACTGAATTCGGTTCGCGGGGAAATAAACGGTTGGAAACAGCAACAAGAACAAGCACAGAATTCTGTTTTACTTGGGGAAATTAACCAGTTTTCCCAAAAGGTTGAGCATTTTGAAGAAGCTCGGCCAGTAATGATCCAGCTCCTACAGAGCGGCGTTGCGACTGACCTGCAAGATGCGTATGAAAAGGCAGTACGCCTTGATCCGAACCTTTTTGATGCTGTTCAACAGAGCCGACAAGCCGACGTTGACGCACAGAAAAGGTCAGCAGCAAATAAAGCTGCTAAATCGGCTCGGGCGGCAGCGGTTAGCGTGAAAAGCTCCACACCCGGTGCGGTCACGACTACCAAAGCGCAAGATCGACGTTCTCTCCTGGCTGAGCAGTTTGATTCCATGAGCGAACGACTCTGATAACTTTTAGGAGCTAAAAAATGGCCTTCGCCAATAGCTCGATCAGCGACATCATTGCGACCAACATTCAAAGTCGTACTGGTGAGCTGGCCGACAACGTTTAACAATAGACGTTATAAAACTCCGTGAATTCGGTAAAAAGCTGAGATGCCAATACCGAGCCAAGCGGCGCAGTTAAAAGGGCGCTGAAGGTGTAACGACTAGGGCGATGCGGAAGCTGAACCCCACGAGCGCGGAGCGCAAGTATTATCCACAGAGGGGAATCCCAAATGGTGACAATCTACGGTTTAGAAGATGCAAGTACCGGCGCGGCTTATATAGGCTGCACAGCAGGAAGACCAGGCAAAAGGATGCGAGAGCATCGAAGTTTATTAAAAGCCGGTAAGCATAGTTCTAAAAGGTTGCAGGAAGCGTGGAACGATCACGCTGGACAATTTCAAATGAAAGTTCTTGAAACAATGCCAGCAGAAGTTTCGGTGATCGAAAAACGCGAGCGTGAGCTGTCTTGGATGAAGCATTATCGGGTGCAAGGTTTGTTGTTAAATGACAATGAATTGTCGTTCAGACCGCCCCCGGATGCTCCAGCAAAGGCAGCAGCGGCAAGAGTAGCGAACGGCTACCGGCCTAGCGCGGAAAGCAACATGAAGCGTAGATTGGCGCAGCTTGGAAGGCCGAAAGGTCATGGCGCAAAAATTAGCGCCACCAAGTTAGCGAAAAACTTGCGATGAGATAGTCTGCTCTGCACATAAAATGAATGTGCAGGTTTCGGATAAAGAGCCGAAACGTAACACCAGGACAAACAACAATGCACTTCTGCGGCGCTTGAAGGAACGCGGAAATGTGAAAACATTTTCTGGCGGTAACGTCATCCTTCAGGAAATTATGTACAACGACAGCACGACGAATAACACGAACTCTTACTCGGGTTATGAAGTCCTGAACGTCAGCCAGAACAGCCCGATTTCGGCTGCTCAGTTCTCGATCACCCAGTACGCTTCTGCCATTTCCATCAGCGGTTTGGAGATGATCCAGAACAGCGGCAAGGAAGCGATCATCGACCTGCTTGACGGTCGGATGAACGTTGCCGAGGCGCAGTTGGCGAACCGTATCGGTTCGGATATTTATCTGGACGGAACCGGCAACAGCGGCAAGAACATCACCGGCCTTAATGATGGGGTCACTCTGCATTGAAACGCAGATGTGAGAATTCTCTCTGATTGACTTGGAACTCCCGAAGGGGACAACAAGGCGGAAGCGAAAGCACCGTGAACGACTAAGCGAGAGAACACCCGAAAGGGTGAAGCGATAGTCTGAACTCGAATATAACTTGAAGTAGTTTAAGTTCGAGAGCATGGCAGAAATGCCCATGCCTAGTCCAAAAGACTAGTAACAAACTTGCGGAGCTGCTGTACCTGACGCACCTAGCACCGGAACCTACGGCGGTATTAATCGCGCTACGTTCTCGTTTTGGCGTTCTGTTAAGTATTCGGGCACCACCGATGGTGGCTCGGCTGTTACTGCATCCAACATCCAGCAGTACATGGACTCGCTTGCGGTTCAGTTGATTCGCGGAACGGACAAGCCGGATCTGATCGTGGCCGATAACAACTATTATCGTCTGTACCTGCAATCGCTTCAGTCGATTCAGCGCATTTCTGACTCGGGCAGCAGCACCGCCGGGGCTGGATTCGCTTCGCTGAAATACTACGGCGCGGGCATGGCATCCGATGTAGTCCTTGACGGTGGTATCGGCTCTGCCGCGACCGCTAATCACATGTGGTTCTTGAACACCAAGTACATGATGTTCAGGCCGCACGCGGATAGGAACTTCGTCCCGATCGGCGGCGAACGTCAAGCCATTAACCAAGACGCCGTCGTGAAATTGGTCGGCTGGGCGGGCAATTTGACTTCAAGCGGGCCGCAGTTCTGCGGCGTGCTGATTGCCTAAAGGAGATATAACATGGCATACACTTTTGACGATAACAAAGCCGGTCTTCTGCAAATTGCGGTGACTGATGCTGGCGTAACGATGGCTAACGGAACGAGTGCAATCCCGACTCCTCCGGCGGTCTTGGGTCAGGTCGAACGCGCTTTCGATCCGACTTATGGCGCAGGTGAGTTCATCCTGCTGGTCGGCGTAGCAAGCACGACTATAGGTTCGCTGGTCACCTATGACGGCACGACCTATCAGACAACCCTTGCTGCAACGACTTCCAACCAGGCTCGCCCGGTTGCGGTTGCAATGTCTGCGAATCTTGCCGGTTCTTTTGGCTGGTATCAGATCGAAGGTACTGCGGTTTGCGCGAAATCTACTTCGTCTAATTTTGCGGCGACCGTTGCGGTCGGTGTGAAATCAACGGGTAAAGTCGGTGCAACGGGTTCGGGCAAAGAGATTCTCGGCGCCCGTACCGCGAACGCTGCGACGGTTGCCTCGGCAACTACCACAGTAAACGTGGTGATGAACCGACCGCATCTGCAAGGCCGCGTCACTTAATCAACGAAAGGAAAGCGGGTCAGGGGACGCTCTGGCTCGCAATCTCGCATGGATATTGAAATCATTTGCAACACCGACGATGCCGAGATCTTTGGCAATGTCGGACTAAATTCAAGATCCTGTGCGCGTTGGGTTTCACAGGTCCCCGCCCATGATGGTCACGCGATTCTTGTGGGCGGCGGTCCTTCTGTTGCTGATTTTCTGCCAATGATCGAGAAACGCCGATTATTAGGACAGTCGATTTTCGCGCTCAATGGAGCGGCAAAGTTTCTTAACCGTCACGGGATCGTGCCGGAATATCAGGTCATTCTTGACGCTCGGGCTGAAAACATTGACCTCATCGGGAAAGCAGAAAAATATCTGATTTCCTCGCAATGCCATCCGACGCTTTTTGAGGCGATCGGGGGCGAGATTACAACCTGGCACCCGGCGATTGAAGGGTTGGAAAATCACTTGCCTGAATACAAGGACGAATACGCCTTGATCGGGGGCGGCACCACGGTCGGTCTGTCGTCGATGTGCCTGGCGTACACACTCGGCTATCGCAAGCTCCACCTGTTTGGCTATGACTCATCTCACCGTCAGACGATGGGCCACGCTTACCGTCAGCCGCTAAACGATCACGATGTGCTGTGCAAGGTCACAATCGGCGGGAAAGTATTCACCAGCTCTCTGACGATGGCGAGGCAGGCCGAGCTGTTCCCTTCGGTTTGCAATAACCTCATCGATCTGGATTGCATTATCACGGTCGATGGCGATGGTCTCATCAAGGAAGTCGTCAACGAGATGCGGCGCAATTCGGCGCCAATGGCCGAAGATGAAAAGTACCGGAAAATGTGGTCCATTCCGGCGTATCGGGACACCGCTCCCGGCGAATTGATAGCGGAAACATTTGCCAAAGTCACCGGAATAAAGGCAAAAACCGTTGTCGTGGACTTTGGCTGCGGGACGGGTCGAGGTGCGAAACGCATCCACGATCTGACCGGCGCCAACATGAAGCTGGTGGATTTCTCAGAGAATTGCCTTGATAAAGATGTCAAATTCCCTCTGACGATTGCGGATCTGACAAAGCCGATTCACATCATCGGAGACATCGGATTTTGCACCGATGTGATGGAACACATTTCGCCAGAAAACGTTGATTCCGTGATAAAAAACATCATGGAATGCGTTGATTCAGCATTCTTCCAGATCAGCCTTGTGCCTGATAACATGGGCGCATTGATCGGTCAACCGCTGCATTTATCGGTGTTCCCGTACCATTGGTGGCTGGATAAACTGGCCGGTTATGAATTGATCTGGTCAAATCACGATCAGCAAAACGCAGTCTTTTATATCAAAAAGGAGCAGTAAAAATGGCTATTCCTTCACGAGTTCTTGCTTCTGGCAATTCCCCGCTGGCAACCACCAGCATCTGCGGTGATGGCGCGACCGCTCTGGTTGCCGTTGGCAGCACGATCGCAGACGCCCTGCAACTGTCGGCAGTCTGGAACACGATCACCACCAGCTCGGCCTCAACCGGCGTTATCTTGCCGCCGACTGAAGCGGGTGCAATGATCGGCATCCGCAATGATTCGGGACAGACGATCACCGTTTATCCGAAATCAGGATCAACCATTAACGCTGGCGCTTCCACGCTGTCGGTCGCAACAGCAAAGACGGTCATTCTGTTCGCCACCAGCGCGACGACTTGGGCGTCGGTTCTGACTGCGTAATGACTATTCCCTCGCGGGTTCTGGGTGCGGGTGCAGCTCAACTGATGACTGTCGCCATCTGCGGCGACGGCGTGGATGGGCTGACCGCAACAGGATCTACGAGGGCCGATGCGTTGCAATTAACGAAGGTTTATAACTCAATTGATACCGCAGCCGCCGGAACTGGCGTTAAATTGCCGCCCACACAAATGGGCGCGACAATCTACATTGCCAATTCCGGCGCAAGTACGATCAAGGTTTATCCGTATGAAACCGCTACAACGGTGAATCAAACCACATCCGCTTCTATCGCCAAAGATCACACAAGCATCTTTTTCGCGGTAACGAATGCAATGTGGTACAGCATCAACGGCACCAAAACTTAAATCCCCACAGGAGAAGAAGATGGCACTCGATAGCGACATCAGCAATTCAGACTCACACCTTCACGTTGAGTTTTATGAGAATGATCGCAAACCCTACGAGGGCGTGCCGTTTGTTCGGATAATGATACCTGGGGACAAGACCACCGAAATCGATCAGCCTGTGCGCGAAGATCACAAGGAACGATTCCCGAGGCAATGGCTGTATTACCAGATGAAAAACAGCGACGGGTCGTTGATCGGCACTCCTCTGGAGGTGTGGCACAAGGCCGCACCGGAAGAATTCAACGACCGGCAAATGGCTGAACTTCAGATCCTCAAGTTTCAGACCGTTGAACAGGTCGCAACCGCTTCAGACTCTCAGGTCCAAAAGGTCGGCATGGGTGCGGCGGGTTTGCGCGAACTCGCAAGGGCGTTTCTTGCTCGCAAGAACCAATCGCAAAACAGTTCGGACCTTGAGCAGACGCGACTTGAATTGGATGAATTGAAGGCGCAGATGGCGATGCTGATGAACCAGCGCAAACCCGGCAGGCCACCCAAAGAGGCGTAAATGTCCTACACGATGCTGCAACTCGTCCAGCAAGTAACGAACGAGCTGGGCGTTTCAACGCCGACTTATGTGGCGGCGAACACGAATCAGGATGTCATCCAGATCCTCGCCCTGATGAATGCGAGCGGCTACGAGCTGCTCCGCAAGCATCCGTGGCAAGCACTTACAAAACAAAAGCAGTTCTACACGGAATACCTGACCACTACCGGCAACTGGACAACGGCCAGCCGGGTTATCTCAGGCATCCCAAGCACCACGGGTCTTGACACGACCTATCAGGCGATCGGCACCGGCATCAATCAGAACTGCTTCATCGCAAGCGTTGATTCCGGAACGCAGGTCACGATGAACGCCGACTTCAGCGAGGCGGGTGGATCTGCTGCGACGGTCTACTTTCAAAAGATGCGCTACGACTTGCCGGCAGACTACGAGGCGTTGATTCCGCGCACGATGTGGGATAAGGATAAACATTGGGAAATGCTAGGCCCAGAGGACGCACAGCAATGGGAATGGCTGCTCTCGGGCTACATCTCGACCGGGCCGCGAGTTCGGTGGCGCTTGCTCGGGAGTTACTTTCAGATCTGGCCGGGATTTTCAAACGCTGAATATCTCGGGTTTGAGTACCGAAGCAACGGGTGGGCAAATGCTGCGAACGGGGATGTAAAGCTATCATTTACCGTTGACACCGACACGACCATCTACCCATCAAGGCTGATGGTTCTCAATACAAAGCTCAAGTATTTTGAGGCAAAGGGCTTTGACACGACCGCAATGTATCGAAATTACCTTGAGGAATACGAGGCAGCACTTGCGCTTGACATGTCCAGCGCGAACCTGTCGTTCGCACCTCGCCCAGGCACCGTCCTGATCGGTTACGACAACATCCCGGATTCGGGCTACGGCAACTGATATGGCCCGCCCTAGCAGAATGGTTCAACGAACGGCTGCGAATGTGCAGTCGATTCCGGCACCTGTTGGCGGCTGGAACGCACGCGATTCCCTCGCCAACATGGAGCCGATGGACGCGGTGACGTTAATCAATTACTTTCCGACAGTCAGCAATTGCGTCCTGCGTGGCGGCTATAGCCGATGGGCGACGGGATTCACAGGACAGGCCCAGAGCCTGTTTTCGTACTCGGGCGGCGCAACCAACAAACTGTTCGCGGTTGTTGGCACGCCCGCCCTGTCAATCTACGATGTAACCTCTACAGGGGCCGTAGGCGCTGCCGTTGTCAGCGGTCTGACCAACGCCATCTGGGAGTACACAAACGTCGCCACAACGGGCGGGAATTACCTGTACGCGGTCAATGGCGTGGACGCACCTCGGTTGTACGATGGCACGAACTGGACCGCGATCACCGGTATATCGGTTCCGGCCATCACCGGCGTAACCACGACCACGCTGGACAATGTGACCCTTTTCAAGAACCGGCTCTGGTTCATTCAAAAGGACACGCTGAAAGCCTGGTATCTCCCGACCAGCGCGGTCGGCGGCGCAGCTCAATCTCTTGACCTCAGTTCAATCGCCAAATTCGGTGGGCATCTTGTGGATCTGGATACCTGGACGATCGACGCGGGCTACGGCGTGGACGACAATCTGGCCTTTGTAACGTCCAACGGCGAGGTGATTGTCTACCGAGGCACCGACCCTGCAAGCGATGCTACTTGGGCGCTGGCGGGCGTCTGGAAGCTCGGCAGCCCTATTTCCAAGCGAGCCATGCTCAAATGGGGCGGGGATCTGCTTATCCTTACCTACGACGGCCTGATGCCGATGGCGCAAAGCCTGCAATCCTCCCGGCTTGACCCTCGGGTTTCTCTCTCAAATAAAATTCAGGGCGCTATAACGGCTGCGACCACCGCCTACGGCGGCACTCATGCCGCAGTCGGCTGGCAGGTTTATTACAACGCCAAGCGAACCGCAGTCTGGATAAATGTCCCCGTCTTTGACGGTTCTCAACAACAACAGTATGTGATGAACACCATCACGAAGAGTTGGTGTCAGTTCACCGGGTGGGAAGCAAACGTCTGGGAAGACTACGGAGATGATCCTTATTTCGGCGGGAACGGCTTTGTAGGTAAAGCATGGGACGATTCTTATGCCGATAACAACACCAACATTTCGGCCAATGTACTGCAAGCGTTTAATTATTTAGGTTCTCGCGGAGTAAAGAAATACTTCACCCGCGCTAGGCCGAGCATTTTTACAGTCGGAACTCCCGCCATTTCTGTCGGCATTAACGTAGATTTTGACATTCAAAACAACGCTACGCCATTGTCTTATTCTGCGAATGCGGTGGGTCTGTGGGATGCAGGTCTTTGGGATTCTGCAACCTGGGGATCTGGTTTGCAGATCACGAACAACTGGCAAGGCATTACCGGATTGGGTTACTGCGGGGCGATCCTGTTGACCAGCGCCAGCAGCGGGCTACAAATTGAATGGGCATCGACTGATGTGGTCTATCAAACCGGATGGGCCGGAATATAGTCAACGGAGCGAAGGTCGGCCATTGGGTCGCCCGACGCATTCGGGGAGGGTATTTTGAGGAGCGTTCTCAGGCGATCGGGCTGGAGTGCGACGGGGAGCTGGTGGCGGGCGTTATCTATGAAAACTGGAATCATCAGAGCATTTGGTGCCACATCGCGGTCGAAGGCAAAATGACACCTGCTTATCTAGCGGCGATATTTGATTACCCGTTCAACGTCGCGCAGGTTGAAAAGATTATTGTCCCGGTTGGATCGGATAATGAGGAAAGCATCAAACTGGTCAAAAAAATGGGCTTTGCTGAAGAAGGACGAATCAAGGACGCGAGGCCCGAAGGTGATCTTGTTTTGTACACAATGACACGCGATGCGTGTCGGTTCTTAGGAGAAAGATATGGGCAAAGACTCACCCTCGCCACCTGCAACGCCTGACTATGCCGGAGCTGCCCGCGAGCAAGGCGCAGCGAATGAGGCGACCGCTCGCCTGCAAGGTCGGTTTAATAATCCGAATGTGTACGGCCCGCTCGGAAGCCAGACGGTCAGTTTTGGTGAAGGCGATCAGCCGACCATAACCCAGAGTCTGAACCCGGAGGCTCAGGGGACGCTTGAGGCGCAGCAAAGGGTACAAAGAAACCTTGCCAATTTGGGATTGCAAGGCATAGGCACCGCGCAGAATGTCCTCGGCTCGGCGTTTAATCCCAATCTCCCGCCTATACAGACCTCGCTTGATACGAGCGGGATCGCCAAAATGCCGGTTAATGCGGGGATGACCGGACAGCAGGCTATTCTGTCCCGATTGCAGCCCATGCTCGAGCAACAATCAAAAGCAACCGAGCAGAGGCTTGCCAATCAAGGTCTGGTGCCTGGCGGCGAGGCTTATGAGAACGCGAAACGCTCGCAGGGCTATCAGCAAAACGATCTGCTAACGCAGGCGGCATTGCAAGGGATCGGGCTGGACACCTCGGCCAATGCTCAAGGATTTAACCAGCAACTTGCAGGCGCTCAATTCGGCAACACCGCGCAACAGCAATCTCTCGGGCAGCAGCTCCAACTGCGGGGCCAGCCGCTTAATGAGATCATTGGGCTGATGGGTGGATCTCAAATACAGATGCCGCAGTTTCAAGGGTATCAGCCGACGAACATTGCACCGGCGCCTATCTTTGCCGGAGCGCAAGCGGGGGGGCAGGCGGGGATGCAGAGTTATGGAATTGAGTCTGCGAACGTCAATGCGGCCAATAAAGGTCTTTATGACTTGTTGGGATCTGGTGCAATGGCTTTCGGCATGAAGCGTTAAGGGGCAAATAATGGCTGATGTCAGTTTCAACATCGCAAATCCGTACCAGACGCAGCTTGAGGAACTCGCTCGCCGGCAGAAGATGGCCGAGATCATGCAGCAGCAGTCCTTCCAGCCCATCGAGCGGTCCAGCTATCAAGGCATTGAAGCGCCGATCTCGCCGCTCTCAGGGCTTGCTAAAGCTTTGCAGGGGTATATGAGCGGCAAGGCCCAGAGAGATATTTCCGAGGAGAAGAAGGCGTTGGGGGAGCGGTATAAAACGGAATCTTCTGACATATTCAATAAGGCGTTTGAAGCGGGAGCTGGCACTCCGGCCACCCCGAACAGAATGGTTGCAGAGACAAGTTTTGCACCTAGTGGATCTGATTTAACGGATGTTAATGTTGCAAGGGTTCCAGAAGGTCAGGCTGGCGCAGGAAATATCGTTCAGCCTGCTTATACGGTCCCCGGTCAGGCCGCAATACCACCCAATTCGCAGAGAATGGCTCAACTGTTGATGACAAGCCCCGACCCGGCACATAAAGCATTCGGGTTGCAAGAAATGCAAAAAAACCTACAAACGCAAAGATTTATGAACGCAGGAAATGCAGGCAATGTGCTTGCCGCGCCTGTCGCTGGACCTACAGCCGCGCCTATGCCTCCCGGTATGCCTGGTGCACCTGCTGCGCCATCTGCTCCACAAGTCGCCGCTCCAGCCACTCCACAAGCCGCTGCATTATCTCGATTCGGCGGTCCTGCCGGTGGTCAGCCAATGGCCCTTTGGCTGGAATTACAAAATGGCAAAGAAAAATACCTTGAACAACTGGCAAAAGATTTTACCGATCAAAATAAACCGACCGACAAAATAAGGGAGCTGCGTGCCGCCGGGATAAAAGAAGGATCACCGCAATGGAATGCGGCTCTAACAGATATGGCAACGCAAAACGGCATCTGGCAGCGTGATACTCAAGGAAATCCGAGACTTGCCCCCGGCTATGCAGAAGGACAGGGAAGCATAAAAGAAGCAGAAACAACCGCAGCAGCAAGAAATGCAGTTTCCACCCGCGAAGTGGGTGGGCGCAACTTGACCGGAACAGACCGGCAATTCAAAGTTCTGTTGACAGGGGAAGCCGACACCGACCGAGAGGCGCATTCTGTTGCAACATGGGCCGCGAGAAACGGGATAAACGTAAATATTCAAGGGCCAAGACCTCAAGCAATTGGAACGCCACAAGGTCCAAGTGGAAATGTAGCTGTGCCAATCGCAGGAGGAATACAGAACCCAACTGCGTCAGAAGCAGCAGGAGCAAAAGAATATGCAACTGCTGGCGCTTCTGCGATTACCAAAAAACTAGAGACTTCTTATGATTTGGCTAAAAATTCTGTAGAAAGAATCTCAACACTCAACGATTTGAAATCCGTTATTGATCTTCCGGCGTTTAGCGGTCCGGGCGCAACAACTCAACTGCTGCTCGGTCAACTGGCTAACAAGTTTTATGGCGCAAGCAATGCAGAAGCACTTGCAAACACCACGTTGAAATTGCAAGGTCTTGCTGATTTGAGTTTGAAAGCTGCTGGTCTAATTAAAGGACAAGGAAGCATTACGGAACCCGAACGTCTCTTGCTTGCAAAAGCAAAATCAGCCCCCG